TGTGGAAATGCATCTCTCATTCGAGAATCTAGCGCATCATAGTAATCATTGCTAGAGGGGTCAAACCCTTCATCTTGAACGAGTTTTTTGTGTAAACCGAAAGCTGCAAAGGTCATTGCATCATCGGTTCCAAACCAATCATTCTTTTCTGCCCATTCTTCTGCTTTAGCATCGGGGGCAGGCACTGACGGTGCCGGTTGATATTGCGGTTGCGGCTGCTGTTGCGCGTACAACTGCTGTTGTTCTTGAGCTTCTACTTGAGCCTGACGCTGGGCTTTAGCTTGCGCGTGCTTGTCTGCGGCCAAAGTAAGTTGCGCTATTCGTTCTTGCGCAGCCATCTGACGATCTACGTCGCCCGTTTCAATAGCGGTCTTTAGCTCTTCTTTAGCGCGAGTCTGCTCTGAAACTACCCTATTACCGTATTCGGTTATGTAGTTTTGATCTAAAGATTGCAGTCTTTGCTTAACAGAGGTGTTTTCTGTCTGGATAGTTTGAGCGTAGCGAAGTGCTTCTTCTCTTTCTCGCTCCGCTTCTTTAGCTCGCTTAGTAAGCTGGTTTATACGCTTTTGAACGCTTTGGCTATACTTCTCGTGCTCATCGTCGTTAGATTCTTCTACCGCCGGTTCCGCACTTGCCTCGGTATCAGGTGTAGATTCAATCTCTACTTCCTGTGCTTCTTCCGTAAACTCAAGCTCTACTTGGCCGTCATCGGCTTCGTGAGCAGCTTTTGCTTCACTCATTTGCATGTCCCTTAATTGTGGTGAATATCAGTAGGGTCAAGGATTGTGGCTAGAATCTCGTCGTCATTTAAGATTCGTACCTCGCTGCCAAATACAGCAGCGTCTTCTCCGTTTAAACGGAACCTAGATCCGGCATAACGCGCAAAAATCACCCATTGGTTTTCTTCGCACCACCCGCCTCGCGGATATTTTTCGCCGTCTTTGTATGCATCAGGACCCAGACGAAGCACATACCCAACGTTAGTTTGAATAGCGTCTTCTTCCAAAGTCTTGGTGTTTAGTAAAATACCTCCCTTGCTCTTTCGCGGAGCGCGAAAAGGCATGATTAAAATGCGCCAACCCGTGGGCTGCGGCAGTCTTTCGATTGCAGATTTTTCAATCAAAGAAGGGTCTAGCACGCGCTCCTCTTCAGAAACGTATACCTTGGACAAGTCCAAGGTTTCTTTAACTTCAGACATCCATCATTTCCTGTTTGTCTAGCATTTCAGAAAGCTCTACGAGAACGTAATCGCATGCGCGAATCTCCCCCATACACTCCCTGTAATGTTCCATGTCTTTAATCCCGCCTTCCGACATTAGCTCGGTAATTTGGGCCTTGCGATCTAGCAGCGTCTTTCGGACATACTGCACAATATCGATACCGTCCAATCTAAGTGTCCTTAATTATCCGACGATATCTCATATTCTCGCGTCTTTGACACAGGAAATCAAATATTTAACAGCTAGTGTAGCGACCGCCTCTTTCCGCCGCGCCCATACCACGCTTCTTGCCTCGAAATATCTTGCCCTCTTCCGTATTCGGAGTGGCTTCTTCGACCAGCGTGGCGTAAGGAATGCTGCCCTGACCTTTAATCTCAGCCTTGTTTACAGGCTTGGGCGGCTCTTTTATGGGCGCGCCCATGATTTTTACTCTACCGTTCATTGATCACCTCTTTTGGACTGTTGCTTCAGCAACTCTCTTTGCATACCGGCCTCTATACGAGACGCGGTTTGGTTTTCTTGGCTTTGCAGGCGCTGTTGGAACTGAGCTTCTCGTTGAGCAAGTTTTTCTCTTTCAAACTGTAGCTCTTGCTGTTCCATCGCCATGTCGTTCTGTTCTTGCTGCGATTTAAGCTGCAATTCCTGCTGCTTCAACTGAACCAACGGATCGGGGCCTTGAGGCTGACCGGCTTGCTGGATTTGTTTACCTAGTTCCACAAGCTGCTGCGTGCCTTGCGCTACAAACTGAGCCACCATCATCTGGTACGGCTGGTTTGTCGCAGGATCTGTCAATGCCACATTTGGGTTTTGCTGCATAAACGCTTGCTCTGCCTGCTCTTCGGCCTGTAGCTGAATGTGGTTCAACAAGTGTTTTTGTATCGATAGCTGCACATTGGGCATCTGTGAGGCCATACCGCCCGTGACAAACAACAAATGCGATTGCATATGTGCCGCGTGATCTTGACCCTTAAAAGCCTGTAAACCCGTGTTTTCAAGCGTGTCGATGTTTTCTTGAGCCGGATCTTTCGGCGCAATCTCATCCGGCGTATCTGCGCGCAAGATCATGTCTGAGTTTTTAACTCCCAGCGCGTCATACACTCGGCGGTACACTTCTGGGATGTTGTGTATCTCCGGAGCCTGCATCGCCATCTGTAGCTCAGTCTGAGCCAAAGCAATCCGCTGGCTCTGAGAAAAGATGTTCGGGTCAGATACGGGAAGTACGTCTACGCGGTCGTCAAAGTCAGTAGCCTTAACCGTAGACTCCGCCCCCGGAACTTCATACGGATAAACCGGAGGCAAGCTCTCTTTCATTACACGAGCCAAGATCTTGAACTCGATCTTCATCGCGTAGTGTAACCGCTTGTGAACAGCACTCATCACACGAGTGCCCTGCTCAATCATAGCTATCGTAGTGCCGACAGCCGCGTTTGGATTAGCATCACCTACCTTCATGTCCGTGATGGTGGCGAAACGCTGCGCTGCGTCCACTACAAAGCCCAGTAGCTGGAAAAGCGTGCCATCTGGGCCCTTGAACGGCAGAGGCATCAAACTGTCTCTAATCTGCCCTCCGGGCGCGTCAACGTCCCTAAATTCACCCGGCTGTAAGGGTGAATCATCGTCCCTGATCCGCAGGCCGCGAGCCTTGAAGCCCGCAGGAAGGTTAGAAAGCGTACCTGCATCAATCAATTGACGCAGTGCAGCAGTCGCGGTTCGCGATAAACCACCGATTGTGTGAATCAAACCAAGGCCGTAAAAGCCAAATCCGGGCAAAAACTTGTAATGGACAAAGTACTGAATCTTCGTAGTTAACGGGTCTTCTTCCTCGTAATTACGTCGAACAGACAATATTTTGCTGTTTTCTTCGCTGATAGTGACGATATAGGGCACTTTTATGCCGGTTTCTTCGCCATCTTCGTCTTTGTTCTCATAGCCGGGCAGGTCTAAATCCGCGTGAAACTCTAGCAAAGTGCAGTCGTAATCGATATTTGAGGCGCTAACACCGTCAATGTGGTCGATTTCATCCGAAATACTGCTGCTGCCTGCTTGTGAAGGCAGGACAGGAATGTCGCGGTAGAATCCTGCGATCTGTTGCTTACGCAGATCGTTTAACGACGTGCGCACAACGTGTGTAATACACGGGCAGGTTGCCAAATCAGACGTTTCGTAGGGCACAACCAAGTGCTCTGCGGGCACAAACTTACTAACAGGGCGACCTAACGTGTCGTCAAAGTAAACTTTCTTAAACGTACTGCCCGCCAAAGGCAGATTAAACAGCATTTGGTCGAATTCAGGGGTGTACTCTTCCATCACGTTGGTGATGTAGTAATTCATGAAGTTCTTTACGCGACTAGCCTGCTCAGACTTAGCGTGCGTCGTTGATCCAAGAACCGTGGTTCGTATAGGACCGCCCGCAGGCAGAAGCTCATTGAACGCCTGCGCTTGGAACTGAACAGCCGCCTCGGCAAGCAAAGGGTGTGTGACCCCTGTAGCGCCCCTAAAAGGCTCTGTGCGCTCTTCGTAGTTGAACCCTAAGAGTTCTAGGCCGTTAGAATAAGCCTCTTCCCAATCGTGTCTGGACGCCTTGTTGGCGTCGTATTGCTCCATAAGATCGTTGGATATTTCCGCCAGTTCAGACTCCGACATGAATTCCGCTAGGTTGTCGAAAAAACCGTCTTCACGATCTTTGTTTCGCAACGGATCAAAGTCAAAGGTCACACCCCCGTCTTCGTCCTGAGTTACTTCTACACCTTCAACGCTCATCACGCCGTTGGTTTCAAGGCCATTAGGAAGAGCTTCTATCTCTACCGCAAGCATGTCTTCTTCAGAAAGGTTCATGCCCTCTCTGTCCATCAACGAAACCGGAGGTCTATCGCCATTTGCCATAATATTTTCCTAAAATGCTCCGATATTGCCGGGGTTTACATTGATGTCACCAATAAGGTCCCCCAGTGGTCCCAACCCTAGCTTTCGTCGATCTTCGTTTATTAGCCTAAGCTGCTCAACAGTGTAGCCGTATTGCGCAGCTACGGCTTCTTCGCCCTGACGACTTAAATACACATTAATGTCGTTGTTTTGTGCGGCTCGTTGCGCTGCGTAATAATCTTCGACCGGGCCGTATTTTTGTTCCCATGCAAGCAAACGAGCGTTATAAATTGTCCGAGGTCCTATGCCTCCACTTCCACGAACAGGGGGAGGCTCTGGATAAAACGCCGTGCCGCCGGGGGTCGTAGTGCCGGGAACCGTAGTGCCGGGAGTTGTCCCAGTGTCTGCTCCGCCGTTATCTCCCATAACCGCCTCGGTGTCCGGTGCTTGATAATCTTCTACCGGACCATACATGCGTTCCCAGTTAGATAGAGCTTCTGCATAATTAGCCCGACCAAAGCTTCCGGTAGAGTACTGATCCGATCTTGGCGGTTCGGGGGGTTGCTCAGACGGAGTGCCGGGGCGACCGTAACGAACGCTCATAAAAGGCATTGAACCCGGCATAACTTGCGGCTTGTAGATAGGCATCTGGTATTCGCCCTCAACTGCGTCAGCGAACGGGTCACCAGTGGCCGGAATGTTCATGTCACGAGTCGTTGCATACCCTTCCGTCTGCGGTGTGATTTGATCCGAAATGTCAAAATCAACGACCGCATCAGACAACATACCCGGCGCTGGTGC